ATTATTTCAATGTATATCATCATTGACTTATAACTAGTTGTGAGAATTGAATTATATCTAGCTGTCACAGCCTCGTCCAATAATAGTCTTACTTCTTGGTCGGAATACATATAATGTAAGGCCTTAAAAGAGTTATGAATCTCTTTTAAATGATCTCTCCCTTGTATATCTGATCTTCCTAACCTTGAAATGACTTTTATTGGATCAGCCACAGCTACCCAACCGTGTCTCGTGCATATTATGAATCTAGAACTAAAATACATTGAATTTTCAAAACAGAATGTTTTTATTTCAAAATTTAGTTCTTCGGCTGCTTTTCGTGATTGGTCAGTCAACTTATAGTTAACATCAAAGCACGCTAAGTTGTCGTCACCACTTAATAAGGTCATGCATGTTTTCTCTAAATCATATAGGTGACCCATAATCATTATTAATACCATTGTATTGCCTAACCAGGTTAATGAATCACCTGATCTTCGTTGAAAAGCTACTTTAAATGAAACACCATCAGATGCTGCCTCTAAAATGCACATTTCATGAAAGCTGTGCCATGTGTTAACAAGATCATCAGGTATTTGGAATAGCCTCATGATTTCGCATTGAGCCTCTAGTACACTTCTTAATTGACTTTTGTCAAATTTAGATATGTCTAGTTCAAGAGCTTGGAACGTTTTTCCTGATAACTTGTTATCAATGATATCACTTAGTTCTTCCCACGTTAATCGTGTATGTAGAACTATATAATCTTTCATACAACCTAATATTTTAATTAGTAGAACTTGAAAATAAGGTGCGAAAACGCTAGTCCAGAATATAGGATGAGCTGACACTAACTGGCCTGGCTCAACTGTATCAGGATGTGAGTTATCAGTTCTAACTTTATGATCTGGTCTAGGCGCGCAGAAGTACTTTGATCCGTTAATTTTGCATGGATTAGAGGCTAAGATACTACTTTTTCTTCGCCCGTTGCGTGTATTCCACCAAAATCTTCTCAGTTCTCTGGTGTCATATCTTATGCGTAGATTTAAAGCTTTCATAGCTTCTTGATCAACATTTTTCATAAATGCCTCCACAAGTTTATCTTTTAAATCGGGAGTATACCCTAATTGCTGTTGAGGAGGAGCTACAACCCTTTTCTCCATTGCTTCTCTAACGTCTAGTGAATGTCTCATCGCTCTAGGTGCTTGTGTAGTGATTAACTTTGGGTGAATAGCTGGCCTTTGTTCCAGTTGTGGCTTCTTTGCTATTTTTCCATAATTAATGCGTACTCCTGGAAACCATTTTATTGGCCAAATCAATCTGTCTCCTTTGGCAATGTCTAAATTACGGCGTCTAAACATACCATCGTATTGAGCCTGAATCGCACTAGCTGTTGGCATTACAACTCTATCCTTATTCCATTTTATAAACCTTCTATGAACTTTTTCAAATAAGAAAGGTAATGAGATTGGCTCACTTATAGGCACTATGTGCCTTAACAGTGACATCCATTCATCATATCCTTCGCTAGGTTCATGGTCGATTAGTTTAACAACTATCTTTGTTGATTTAGTATGTTTTCCACCGCTAATTTTATATTTACAACCCTTAAATGGTTTTTCGTGTTTTTGGTAAATACCTGGCTTGCCTCTTTTGCCAACCCACTTAGATAGAATGTCATCAGGTTTACAAGTGTAATACACAAATGAATTTGATGATCTAGAGACAGCTACAATATGATGAGGTGTGCTCTTATATATATCTAAATCATTTATTTTTAAACGAATAAGAGCTACGTCTCTAAATCTTAAACCTTGTGACTCGTGAATTGTCATTATATTTGACCCTGCTGGCAGTAACTTCTTTAACTTAGCCTTTTCATCTTGCCTGTAGGTCAAGTACACATCATGACTAGCCTTCACGCCGTTGGCGTTAGTTGTGTGTATAACATCCATGAATCCTTCTATATCATTAGCCCACACATATCCATTAGGGTACAATGGTCTCAACATGTCACATACTACCTTAGGATTTTTCCATGCTTTATTATGATATATCGGATCTCCAGTCCAAGGATATTCCTTATGTTTCAT